GACGGCAAGACCGCCGAGACCGGGCTCACGATTACGCAGCCGGACGTGCGCCTAAAGAAAAACGCCGGCAACTGGGCGCAGAAGGCGGCGGCCCAAACGCTCACGCACGAGGAGAACGGTTGGTACGAGGTCACGCTCGACGCCACCGATACCAACACCCTGGGGGTGCTCGTCGTGGCGGTGCACGAGTCCGGCGCGCTGCCGGTGTGGCGCGAGTTCTTAGTCGTGCCGTCGCAGGTGTGGGACTCGTACCTCGCGACCGACCTGCTCCAGGTCGACGTGACGCAGTGGTTAGGGAGCGCGCCCAACGCGCTCGTGTCCGGCCGGGTGGACGCCAGCGCCGGGGCCATTGCCTCGGGGGCCATCACCGCGACCGCCATCGCGGCCGACGCCATCACGGCCGCCAAGATCGCGGATGGGGCCATCGACGCGGCCACCTTCGCGGCCGGGGCGATTGACGCCGCCGCCATCGCCACGGACGCCATCGGAGCCAATGAATTGGCGGACGGCGCGATTACCGCTGCGACGTTCGCGGCCGGCGCCATTGATGCTACGGCCATTGCGACCGACGCGATTACGGCGGCGAAGATCGCGGCCGATGCGATTACGGCCGCCAAGATTGCCGACGGCGCGATCGACGCGGCGACGTTTGCCGCCGGGGCGATTGACGCCACGGCCATCGCGGCGAACGCCATCACGTCGTCCGAATTGGCGGACGGCGCGATCACCGCCGCCAAGATTGCCGATGGCGCTATCGACCGCGCTACCTTTGCGGCCGATACGGGTTTGCAGAGCATCAGGAGCAACACCGCCCAGGCGGGCGCCGCCGGCACGATTACGTTGGATGCGAGCGCGAGCGCCACCGACGACTTCTACAACGACGCGCTGGTCTACCTCACCGGCGGCACCGGGGCCGGTCAGGTGCGCCTGGTGAGCGACTACACCGGCTCGTCGAAAGTGGCCAACGTCACGCCCAACTGGGCCACCAACCCGGACGCCACCAGCACCTTCGCGCTGCTGCCGTCCGGCCGCGTCGACCTCGCGCTGTGGCTCGGGGGTGCCCCGAGCGCGTTGGCGGGCGGGCTGGTGCAGACGGTTGCCACGCTCGCGGCGAACAGCGTCACGTCTACCTCAATCCAGGATGGGGCCATTACCGCCGCGAAGATCGCCACCGACGCCATCGACGCCGACGCGCTCGCCGATGGCGCCATTACCGCCGCCACGTTTGCGGCCGACGCGATTACCGCGACGGTCATTGCGGACAACGCCATCGACGCGGGGGCCATCGCCGCCGATGCGATTACGGCGGCGAAGGTGGCCGCCGGGACGATCGACGCGGCCACGTTCGCGGCCGGCGCGATTGATGCGGCGGCGATCGCCAGTGACGCCGCCAACGAGATACGCGATGCGGTGTGGGCCAAGGCCATGACCGAGTTGTCGGCGGTGCCCGGCGTGACCGGCACGACGCTCGAGGCGCTGACGTGGGCGTTCTCGCTGGCGCGCAACAAGATCACGCAGGACGCGACGACCCAAACGCTGTTCAAAGACGACGGGAGCACGACGCTGGCGACGTCGACCCATTCGGATTCGGGGACGTTGCACACTCGCGGCGAGTTTGCGTAACGAACGATGGCCATCGACACGGCGGAGAAGCGTAAGAGCTGTATCGGGCTGGCCACGCCGTGGAACCGGCCGGGGGTGATCCCGGACGGCAGCGACCTGTCGGCGGCGCAACGCCTGCACACCGATTACCTGTACAGCGGCATCGCGGCGGCGGCGCCGGGTGGGTTCGCACTGGCCGCCATCGAGCGGTCGTTCCACCGGCTGGTGTTCGGCGGGCTGTGGCGGAGGATCAATTAGCCGTGTTTCCCTGCAAGCAATCGACCAGCCTCGACGTGGTCGTGTTTGCGTTCGACGCGTCGGGCGACGGCGTGACCGGCAAGGTCGACGGCGACTGGACGAAGCGCATCAGCAAGGGCGGCGCCGCCTTCGCGGCCATGACCGTCACGGTGAGCGAGCGCGAGAACGGGTTTTACGCGCTCACCCTGTCGAGCAGCCACACCGATACCCTGGGCGTCTTGACGGTGAGCCTGAGCGCCACCGGCGTCAAGCGCGTGAACCTCCAGTGGCGTGTCCACGCGCGGGTGCCCGACGACCTGGCCTATCCCGCCACGTCGGGCAGGAGCATGGACGTGGACGCCTCGGGCGGTGTCGAGGTCGGCAGTTTCCAGAACGGCGCGATTACGGCGGCCGCGTTCACCGCGGGCGCCATCGATGCCGCCGCCATTGCCACCGACGCCATCGGCGCGGCCGAACTTGCGGATGGCGCCATTACGGCCGCCACCTTCGCCGCGGGCGCCATCGATGCCGCCGCCATTGCCACCGACGCCATCGGCGCGAGCGAGTTCTCCCAGGCGGCGGCTGATAAGGTGTGGTCGTCGTCGACTAGGACGCTCTCGGCGTTTGGCTTTACCGTGACGGTAGCGACCAACAACGACAAGAGCGGCTACAGTTTGTCCGCAGCGGGGGTGCAGGCGGTGTGGGACGCGCTCACCTCGGCGCTCTCGACGGCGAACAGCGTCGGCAAGCTGCTGGTGGATAACGTGAACGCGACCATCTCGTCGAGGGCCACGCAGACCAGCGTGGACACCATCGACGATTTTGTCGATACCGAAGTGGCGGCCATCAAGGCCAAGACGGATAACCTGCCGGCGAGTCCGGCGGCCACGGGGGACATCCCCACGGCGACCCAGAACGCCGACGCGCTCTTGGACCGGGCCGCCGGCGTCGAGACCGGCTGGACGCTGCGCCAGTCGATGCGCGTGATGCTGTCGTCGCTGGCCGGCAAACTGTCGGGCGCGGCGACGAATACCGTCACGATTAGGGACGTGGGCGACACCAAAAATCGGGTGACGGCGAGCGTCGACCCCGACGGCAACCGGACGGCCGTGACGTTGGACGCATCGTAGGGAGCACGGAGCCATGTTCAACGCCAGGTACTTCGCCAGCCGCTACTACCCGCTGCGGTATTTTCCGAAGGTGGGCGGCATTCCCACCGATGTGCGCGGCGCGCTCCGGGGCGGCGCATCCCTCGTAGTTGGGGGCGGCTTCCAGGGCGGCGCCTCGAAAGTGGGCAGCCTGCGCGGCGGAGTAGGGACGTAACGCCATGGCCCTCGCTGGCCCCTTTTCGATTGGGCAGACGCTCAGGTTGGGCAACCACGCCAATACCGACCGCACCGCGCTGACGAACGCCGCCGGCGTGGCGACGACGCCGGCGGCGGCTACGCTGACGGTGACCAAGCCCGACGCGGCCAGTCCAGGGTTCAGAACGAGCGTGACGTACACCTATCCGGGGACGTTGGTGGAGGAGAGCGCCGGAAGGTTGTACGTGGACGTGGTACCCGTGAGTGGCGAGGACGGTAGGTGGGACTGCGCGCTGGCGACGACCACTCCGACGGCGGCGAGCACGCCGTGGGGCCTGGTGGTGGAACGGAACCCGGTATGACCCGGCGACAGGTACGACACCTGAAAAAGGCGTTTCTGGAGGCGTTCGCCCGCTGCGGGAACGTCAGCGCCGCCTGCCGCCAGGCCGGCATCCCCAACCGCACCGACGTGTACCAGTGGCAGGAGCACGACGACGCCTTCGCCCTGTCATTCAAGCAGGCCGAAATCGAGGCAACCGAATACCTGGAGGCCGAGGCGTGGCGGCGGGCCACCGATGGCGTGCAGTCGGAGCGGGGCGTGTACCACAACGGCGAGATGCTCGAGCGCATCGTCGAGACCAAGTACAGCGATACCCTCCTCATCTTCCTGCTGAAAGGGCGGGCGCCCGACAAGTACAAGGAGCGCGGCGCGTTTGAGCACAGCGGACCGGGCGGCGCGCCGCTGCCCTTTGCGCTCACGGTGCGGGTGGTCGATGATCGAGTCCCGAGCGCGTCCTAGCGCCGCCGCCGGCAACAGCGCCGCCCTGGCGCTGTCCGGGACGCAGTACCGCTTCGTGTCAGACCAGCACCGCTTCTGCGCGTTCATCGGCGGGCGCGGTTCGGGCAAGACGATGGCCGGCGCCGCCAAGGCGCTGGTGCAGGAGTTCGGGCGGCCGTCGCTGGGCATTGTGGTGGCGCCTACCTACCCGATCCTGCGGGACGCCACCTGGCGAGTCGCCCTGGACGTGTGGGCACCACTGCTCGACCACGTCAACCAGTCGGAGATGCGCCTGAGCGTGCGCGGCGGGCACGAGGTCCTGTTTCGCTCGGCCGAGCACCCCGACCGCCTGCGGGGACCATCCGCGTCGTGGGCCTGGATCGACGAGGCGGCGCACTGCGACGCACAGACGTGGCCGGTGCTGCTGGGCGTCCTGCGCGAGGGCGGCGTGACCGGCCGCTGCTGGGTGACGACGACGCCGCGGGGCTTCAACTGGGTCTACGACGTGTTCGTGCAGCGCGCCGATGCTATGACGGCCATCTACCAGACCAGCACGGCCGCCAACCCGTTCGTGGACGAGGACTTCAGCCAGGCATTACAGACGCAGTACTCGAGCGAGTTCGCGCGCCAGGAGCTCGCCGGCGAGTTCGTGACGTTGGGCGCCGGCGTGATCCGCCGCGAGTGGTTCCGGCTGGTGGACGCGCCGCCCTTCGGCGAGCCGCTCAAGTGGTGCCGCTACTGGGACCTGGCGGCGTCCACCAAGGAAAGCGCCGACTACACCGTTGGCTGCCGCGCGGCCCTCTCTACGGACGGGATGGTATGGGTAGCCGACATCCGCCGCGGCCGGTGGGAGTGGCCCGACGCCCGCCGGGTGATCCTGGAGACGATGGCGGCCGAACCGGAGACGCCCGTGGGCATCGAGCAAGCCGGCTTCCAGTTGGCGGCGGTCCAAGATATTCTCAGGGACGTGGCGGCGGTCAAGACCCCGGTACGGCCGGTGACCGTGGACAGGGACAAGTTGGCGCGGGCGCAGCCGTGGATCGCCAAGGCCGAGCAGGGCAAAGTGGCACTCGTTCGGGGTGCGTGGACGGGCGACTTCCTGGCCGAGGTCGAGGCGTTTCCGCAGGGTGCCCACGACGACCAGGTGGACGCGCTCTCCGGCGCGTGCCAACTCTTAGGGATGCGCACCAAGCAATGGCGGGTGTTGGCGTGAGCACCTACCTGGCCGCTAATCCGGCGCCGCCCACTGAGGCGCCAAGAGTCCCGTTCGTGCTGGTGCGGCGCACGCTCGCCGCCGCGCGGGCCAGCTGGAAAGCCTTCCAGATGCGCTTCGCCACCGGCCAGCCGCGCTCGTGGTGGTGGGCCAGCCAGTTGGGTGCAACCCGCCGCGAGTATGCCGCCGAGGTGGGCGACGGCCGCGGCAACGCCGTAGTGATGGCCTGCATGCGCAAGATCGTGCGCACGTTCCCGGAAGCGCCGTGCACCGTCTACTTCCGGCGGGACGGCAGGGGCGGCGCGCCGCCCGGTAATCCTGAGTGGGTAGCGCGGCCGGAGAACCGGCTACAAACCGTGTTGGAACGGCCGAACCCGTACTACTCCGGGCTGCTCTTGTGGGCCGGCACGCTGGCCGACTACGTCTTGACCGGCAACGCCTACTGGCTCAAGGTGCGGGCCGCCGCCGGCACCGTCGTCGAGCTGTGGTGGGTGCCATCGACGATGCTCGAGCCGAAGTGGCCCGAGCAGTCGCGGGGCGGCGACGGTACGACGTTCATCTCGCACTACGAGTACCGCGTCGGCGGCAACGACTACCGCATCCCGCCGCAAGACGTAGTGCACTTCCGGGATGGCTTGGACCCGGACAACGTGCGCAAGGGGTTGTCGCCCCTTGCGAGCTTGTTCCGAGAGATTGCCACCGACAACAGCGCCGCCAACTGGACGGCTTCCCTTCTCAGGAATTTGGGCGTGCCCGGCGTGGTGCTGTCGCCGGGCGACGACGCCGAGTTCACCCAGGAGAACGCCGACCTGATTAAAGCCAGCTTCTCCAGTAGGTTCGGCGGCGACCGCGTGGGCGAGCCGCTAGTGATGGCGGCCAAGACCCAGGTGTCCGTCTTGGCCTTCAACCCGCAGCAGATGGTGCTGCGCGAGTTGCGGCAGATCACCGAGGAGCGCATCTCGGCGGTGTTCGGCACGCCGGCCATCGTCGTCGGGCTGGGCGCCGGCCTTGCCCGATCGACGTACAGCAACATGGCCGAGGCGCGGGAAGATTTGTACGAATCGCTGCTCGTGCCGATGCAACGCTCGCTGGCGGCGGACGTGAACAGCCAGCTGGTGCCGGACTTCGGCGACCCGTCCCGATTAAAGGTGGCGTTTGACCTGACCCAGGTACGGGTGTTGCAGGAGGACCAGAACGCGCTGCACGAGCGGATGCGGGCCGACCTGCTGGCCGGCATGGTGACGCTGAACGAGGCGCGCGCCGCCATCGGGCTGGACCCGATGCCCGAACCGGACGGCGATGTGGTCTACGTCCCGGCGACTATCACCGCGACGGCGCCCGCCGACCTGCTGGCGCTGCCCATGGAGGAACCGGAGCCGTTACCCGCGCTGCCGCCGCCCGGTGACGACGAAGAGGACGACGACGAAGCGATGCAGCGGCGAGCGCGTGCCAGGCGCAACGGGCACGTCAAGACGGTGGAGTTGGCGCGGTGACGCTCGACCTGTCTGGCGGCTCGTTGGCAGAGCGGTTCTGCGCCGCCGCCACCGACAACCGGGCGGCGCTGCTGCGAGCGGCCACCCGCATCGTGGGCGAACGCGAGGCCGAGGACGTGGTGCAGGACGCGCTCCTGCGGGCGTGGGCGGCGCTGCCGCGGTTTACCGTCCCGGGTGGGAGCGTGGACGGCGCGCTCCGCGGCTGGCTGTTCCACGTCACGGAGCGCCGGGCGCTGGACGTGTGGCGCCACAACCGCCTGCTGACGTGGACCGCCTACGACCCGCCGGCGCACGACGACCTGCACCGGGCGGCCGAGCACGACGAACCCGAGGCCGCCTACTTCCGCCGCATCGACGTGGACGACGCCCACGCCGCGGCTACGCGCGTGCTCGCCGGCCTGACGCGGGAGCAACGGTGGGCGGCGTGGCACATGCTTGCCCTGGAGCAATCGCAAGGGCAACTCGCCGCCGGGAGCGGCGTGCACTGGACGGCCGTCAAGTCGCTGCGGTACCGGGCGGTGCAGCGGGCGCGGCGCCACGCACGGCAGGCCGCGGCGTGACAGGCGTGGCGCGCATCGAACGCAAGCGGTTGGAGACGCGCGAGGAGCGGTGTGCGCTGCCGCCCAGCGCCGCCGGTATCCAGGTGATCGACCACGCGCCGCGCTGCCAGTTCTGCGACCATCCGCTGGCGTGGAAGGCGGCGCGGCCCTGGTCGATCCAGTGCAAATGGTGCCGCAAAACGACCAACTCACCGGCCTGATGCCGGCGTCACCAGGACGTATGCTAGACTGAACGCCAAACGCCACACCTGACGTAAAGCGCATACTCCCCGCGCGGTCCCGCGCGCCCTTCGTGGCGGTGTGCTGATGGGCCTCCCCGGCTAAGCCGGGTGGAGGCCGTTTTGTTGGACCAAGGCCAGCGCAAGACCTACCGCAGTCCGCTCGAGCTCAAGGCGGGCACCGCCGGCGCCGCCGAGGGTGACTTCCGCGCCACGTTCGCCACGTTCGGCACAAAGGATTGGGACGGCGACGTCACCGTCGCCGGCGCCTTCACCCAAAACCAGGCGGTGCGCATCGCGGCGTGGGGCCACAACTGGGGCGTGCTGCCGGTCGGCAAGGGCACTATCCACGCCGACTCCCATCGGGCCTGGGTGGACGGCAGTTTCTTTCTGGACACGGCGGCCGGCGCCGATACGTACCGCACGGTCAAGCAGCTCGGTGATCTCCAGGAGTGGAGCTACGGCTTCATCATCACCAAGTGGTCGGTCGGCCAGCACGACGGCGCCAAGGTGCGCTTCCTCGAGGGGCTGGACGTGTTCGAGGTCTCGCCGGTGCTGTTGGGCGCCGGCATCGGCACCGGCACCGCCCGCATCAAGGCGGCGCCCACTCCTGACGCCGAACCGCCGCCGGAAGTCGAGCCAGCAGCCGGCACCAAGCGGGCGATCGGCGCCCACTCCACTGGCACCTCTACGGGGAGTTGGGACGGCCCGGCCAACGAGCGCCGGCTACCCAACGACGCGGCGGCCCTAAGAAGGGCGCACGCCTGGATGGACGGCGACGGCGACCCGGCGGCCAAAGCGACTTATAAATTCGGGCACCACGAGGTCTCCGGTAGCGGGAGCGTCGGCGCCGCCAACCTGACCGCCTGCTCGTCCGGGATTGCCGTCCTGAATGGCGGCCGCTCGGGTACGACCATTCCTGATTCGGATCGGCAAGGCGTGTGGGCGCACCTGGCCCGCCATCTTCGTGACGGCAGTAGGGAGCCGCCGCCACTCAAGGCGGCGGGCTTGTCCATCCTGGACGCCGGCGAGCATGTGCTGGCCGATCTGGACGAGTACGCCGCGCGGCTGGCCAACGCCTCGGACGACGAAGCCTTAGCGGTGAAGGACTACGCCGGCGGCCTGCTGCGCCGTCTCCAGGCGGTGCGGGCCGAGTTGGACGGCGCGCTCAAGCGAGCCGACGATCCGGCGGCGCTGCATCCCCACGAACTGCACCGGCGCTACGCCCAGTTTGCGCGGCGCTTCGCGGACCTTGCCCCGCCGTCCCCGCAGCCCCCAGTACCCGGATAGGGAGAGGAGTACCACAGCGATGCCATCGTTTGCCGAGGTCCGCGAGGAGTTGGCGGCCAAGCGGGAGCAGCTCCACAAGATTTTCGAGGAGGCCGGCCCGGACCTCGACCTGTCCAAGGTGACGCTGCTCGACGGCGACACGCACTACAAGGCCGGCGAGATCAAACGCCGCAACGACGAGCTCGAGGCGCTGGGCATCGAGTTCGACCGGCTGCACAACCTGTGGCTGATTAACCAGAACAACGCGCTCAAGGTGCGGGCCTTGACTGAGCCGGTGCCCAACGTGCCGCTGCCGAACGGGAATGGCCACGCCGCTGGACTGAACGGTTCCGGCGGCTACGGCTACGGCTACGGCTACGGGCAACCCGCCGCCAAGTCGCTGCGCCATTTCCTGCTCGAGCACAAGGAGTACAAGGCGTTTCGCCAGGCGAACCGCGGCACCGTCGAAATCGAGTTGCCCTATCTCGACTTCAAGACGCTGGTCACGCTCAGTGACATCTCGCCGCAGGCCGACCGCCGCGCACTCGTCGCAATGGCCGTCGAGGAGCGCACCACCACCGACCTGATGCTCCAGGGCGAGACCATGAGCAACAGCGTCGAGTACTACGAAGAGACGACGGTCACGAACGCCGCCGCAGAAACAGCGGAGGGCGTCAGCAAGCCGGAGAGCGCCGAAGGGTTCACGCTGCGGACGGAACCGGTGCGCAAAATCCCGACCTGGATACCCGCCACCAAAGAGGCGCTGGACGACGTGCCCTTCCTCGAGTCGCAACTCCGGGGGCGGATGGCATCGAACGTCCGCCGCCGGGAAGAGTTGCAGGTGCTGGTGGGCGACGGCGTCGCGCCCAACCTGGACGGCATTATCAACCGCACCGGCATCCAGACGCAGGCCAAGGGCGCCGATCCGACGCCTGACACGGTGTACAAGGCCATGCAGCTCGTCCGAGGCAGCGCCGGCAGTGGGTTTGCCGAGCCCACGGCGTTCGTGGTGCACCCCGGCGACTGGACGGACATCAAATTGCTGCGGACGACGGACGGCATCTACATCTGGGGCAACCCGTCGGACGAGGGCCCCGATCGGATTTGGGGCTTGCCGGTGCGGCAGACGACGAATATCACGTCCGGCACCGGCCTGGTGGGTGCGTTCCGGCCCTACGCCGAGGTGCTGCGGCGCGAGGGCATCACCGTCACCCTGAGTACCGAGCACTCTACCTATTTCATCGACAACAAGGTGGCCATCTTGGCTGAGTCAAGATTAGCGCTTGCCGTGTATAGGCCATCGGCCTTTTGCACCTGCACGGGCATCTGATGGGCAGAGCCGGGATATAAGCCGTGCCGATCAGCAACAGTGAGTACCAGGTGGTGCTGGAGACGAGCCAGGCGGGCGCGATCGGCTCGACCGATATGGCCGGCTGGTCGCGCCTCACCGTGAACGTGACCGGCAACTTCGTGGGCACGCTGACGTGGCAGGCGTCGCTCGACCCGGAGTGGTCGCGGCGCTGGCCGCTGGGCTTGCAGCGGGTGACGGACGGCACGCTGGCGCTCTCGACCACGGCGCCGGGGCAGTTCTACCTGCCGATGGGCGTGTCGTCGATCTCGGCGCTGCACTTCACGGTTCAGCCGCTCACGTCGGGCAGCGTCCGGGTGGCGGTGCGAAAGGAGTACGTCTAACGATGAGCGTGATAGTTGGCGGCCAGGTCATCGAGGGGTCAATCGGCCCCATTGCCGTCTCGGGAGCGCCCGTCGCGGGCACCGACGAGCGGCAGAGCATCGTCATTGGCGGCACGCCGTCGCAGGAGGCCGCGTCCACCTTCCGGCTCTCGTTTGAGGGCTTCGTCACCAGTGCCATTGCCTGGAGCTCGACCAACACCAGCCTGGTGGCCAGCATCGACGCGGCGCTCGAGGCGCTGCCCAGTATCGGCACCGGCGGCGTGACGACGGCGGCCGGCGGCACCCTGACCGCGGGGGTCGGCAACGTCTCCGTCACGTTCGCCGGCTCGCTGGCCAAGAAGGCGCACAATGCCATCGTGGCCCACCGCAACGACATGACCGGCACCAGTCCTACCTTGAGCGTGACGGAGAGCGTAGCCGGCGTCGACGCGACGTATCGGGGCGCCGCCACTGGCTCGCTGCTGGTGCGCACGGACAACGGCACGCTCTACGCCAACACCAGCACGACCGCTGGATCACCTACCTGGACGGCGCAAACGTAACGGAGCAGACCGAGAACGCTCGAGGAAGGGCAGGGCAGGATACCGATGCCGGAGGTTTACCGGGCGCCGCGGCGGCTGTACGTGACGCGCGACTGGTCCACCCTCGTCGAGGAAGGCGACCCGCGCGCCGCCTTCCTGCTCGCGGGCAAGGGCGGCGAGGTGGCGGCGGCGGATGTGGAGCGGTACGGGTTGCGCCACCTCGCCGGGAGCGCAGCCGAAGCCGAGCCGCCGGCGGCGGAACCTGCCCCGCCGCCGGCGGTGTCGGTTGTCGAACCGGAACCAGAACCAGAACCGAACGTCGAGCCCGCGTCAGAGTCGAAGATGCTGAGCGGCCCGCCCGAAAACAAGGCAGTCAAGGCGCCGGTCCCGCGTCCACGGCCGAAGCCGCGCCCGGCCCGCACTCGCCCACGGAAGGCGGCGCCGTAATGCGCGTGGCGCTCATCGGCAACGTCGCCCAAAACGCCTTCCTGCTGGCGCAAGCGCTGCGCCGCCTGGACCGGCCAGCCGGGCAAGGCATCGAGGCCGACTCGTTCGACCTGGGCGGCGGTACCGCCATGTGGGTGCCCTACTGGGAGCTGGCCGACTTCGACGTCGAGACCGGCGGTATCTACCCCGACCACTACGATTGGCTGACGCCCGCCCGGCAGTGGGAGGTGGCGCGGCCGCCGTGGGCCAAAATCCTGGGCGCGGACGGCGCCGAGCCGTGGTACGACACGCAGGAGGCATTCCAGGCCGACCTGGCGCGGTTCTACGGCGCGGCGCGGTTCATCACCCTGCCGGGCGAGCACCGCCAGGTACGCGACGCCCACGTCCGCACGCTCCTCGCCCGTTCGCGGCTCGATGCCGGCGAGCAGGAGCAGGCGGTTGCCGACCTCCAGGACTACCCGGCCGTCCGCTCGATCCTCACGTTGGCGGCCAACTACGACCTGACTGTGCTGCTCGGCCCGATGGCCGCGTATGGCGTGCTGTTCCCGCCCGACGTGCCCTATGTCACCTTCGAGCACTCCACGATGCGCCACGCGCCGAGCAAGAACACGCCCGAGCATCGGCTGATCGCGCTGGCCTACCGGCACGCCGACGCCAACGTGCTGACCAACGCCGACTGTGCCGAGGCCGCCTGGGCGCTCGGGTTGCACGAGGGCGGCGCCGACCGGCGGCTGTTCATCCCGCACCCGGTGGATACCGACCGCTTTGCGCCGTGCGTCTCGGCCGGCGACGTGGCGGCGGCGCAGCAACTCCGCCGCCAGATGCTTGAGCCTGGCGGCGACGCCACCCGCGATGCGGAGGTCATCTTCTGGCAACCGGCCCGGCAGGCCGCTCCCGGTGTCGCGGGCGGCAAGCGCAACGATCGGGTGCTGCACGCGTTCCGGCGCTACGTCGACGAAGCGGAACCGCAGGGCGCGCCCAAGGCGGTGCTGATCCTGTCGTACTGGGGGCTTGAAACGCGGGACACGGCCGACCTGATGGAGCGGTTAGGCTTCAAGCACGGCGGTCGCTTCCTGTGGGCGGCCTGCTCGAGCAAGCCCCGGATGCGTCGCCTGTACCACGCGGCCGACGTGATCCTCGACCAGTTCGATTGGAGCGTCGGTAGCTTCGGCACTACCACCGTCGAAGCCCTGAGTTGCGGGAGGCCGGTGATCACCCATCTCGATCCCCAGGTGCACCGCTGGTGCCTAGACTCGGGTGGGTTGGGCGAGTTGCCGCCCATCGTGCAGGCGCGCACCGCCGACGAGCTCTACCGGCAGATGGTGCTGCTGGCGACGTACCCCCAGATGCGCGCCGACTACGGGCACAACGGCCGCGCCTGGGTCGAAGAGTTCCACTCGTGGCGGCTGGTGGCCGAGCGCCACGCGGCGCTCTACCGGCGGGTGCTCGGCCGCTGTGCCGCCGCCGCGCAACCGGCGGCCGAACCCACCGAGCCGGAGCCGGTAGGAGTGGCCGCCTGATGCCTGGCTACACCACGGTCGATCGGGTCGAGCACTCGCTGAACCCGCTGACGTTCACGGACGCGCAGCGGGCCGAGTGCTCGCTGCTGATTCCGGTGGCCGAGCAGTGGATCGACGACAAAACCGGCCGCGTCTGGGGCACCGTCTCGGCAGTGGCGGCCGAGAGTTACGTGGTGCGGGCGGCGCCGTGGACTGAGGGCTCCTCGCCCGTCGACGTGGTGTACGACCTGTCGTGGTACCCGCCGGCCACGCTCCAACTCCGCACCAGGCCGGTAGCGTCCATCCAATCCGTCTCCGTGAGAACCAGCGCCATCGGCTCGACGCTGCAAGCGCTGACGGCGGGCACGCAGTACGAGCTGCTTGACGCGGAGCAGGGGCTGCTCAACGTGGCCAACGGCTACGGCGGCTGGCTGGCGCTGGTGAGCTACACGCCGGCGGTGAGCGTGCCGCCGCGCATCGAGTTGGCGGCCACCAAGCTGGTGGCCTACTGGATGCGCGGCTCCCTTACGGGCATCGGTGCGCTCTCCGCCAGTGGCGGCGCCGCCACCAGCTACCAGGTGGGCGACGTGCGCATTTCCTACGGCAGCCCGACGGCGAGCAGTATTGCCAGCACGGCCGAGCGTGGGCTGCTGGGCATCCCCGACGACGTGATCGCGCTGCTGCCGCGCCCACTGGTGTTCGCCTGAGAGGACGACGATGCCAGTCTTGCCCGTTGCTGCACTCGCCAACCTGACCGCACTCAGTGGGAGCGCAATGGACGGTACGTGCGAAATCTTGCGCCTGCCGGTGCTCTCGGCGCGCGGACCGTCCGGCGGGCTGGATGCGACCTACAGCGTCGACGCCACGGTGGCGTGCCGCGTCGAGAAGGGCTACCAGCCGCCGTTTGAGCGGGCATTTGCCGGCGGCATCTCGGCGCAGATTGCGGCGCGCGTCGTCGTGCCGAAGGACACCGATTGTGTGCCGGCCGATCGGGTGCGCATTGCCAGCGGGAACAACGCTGGTCGTATCTGGGAGGTGATCGGCGTCGACGCGCTACGGAACGAGGAGGTACACAAGGTCATCTGGTGCCAGGAGATTGGCCGATGATGCCCGGCAATCCGCTCCCGCCGGCGCGCCGCCCACTGCTGCGGCCGCTACACGCTGAATACGCCGAGGACGGCGGCGTCATCTTGGCCGAAGTGATCGCGCTGCGAGCCGAACTGGCGGCGCTGCGCCTGACGGTGGAGGCGATGCGCACCGACCTGGCCGAGGTGCTGCTCCGCACGCAGCCGCCGGAGCCGCAACCCCTGGCGTTTCCGGTGGGCGGCCAGCCGCGCACGCCGCGGGAGGATGCCGGCTGATGGCCCAACGCGCGCTCTCCGTCCGGGTGCGGCAGAACCGCTTCCCGGAAATCCTGTCGAAGTTGCCGGGGCTGGCGTTCCAGTCGGCCGAGCAGTCCGCCAGGGCCATCCAGTCGCGGGCCAAAGCGCTGGCCCCGGTGGATACCGGCGCGCTGCGCAACTCGATAGCGGTGGCGCAGGACGCGGCGCCCATCCACAGCGTCGCCTGGGTGGTGTACTCACCGCTCGACTACTCGGTCTTTCAAGAGTACGGCTTCCACCACTGGATCAGCGGCAACTTCATCCCGCCGCAGCCCTACATGACGCCGGCCGCCACCCAAGAGTGGCCGAAGTACCAGCAGCGCACAATCCAGGCGCTCGGGAAGCTCTGATGTGATGTGATGTGATGTGATGTGATATGGCGACCTTCGAGTTCGACCTACAGCAAATGACGCCAGATACGCCCGTGGACAATCAGATGCACGAGGCTGACGTGGACGCCGAATTGCCGGCCGAGTTCGGTTTGTGTGACGCCGCCCTGGGCGTAGCGGGCGCGGATGGTGCGGACTTGGGCATCGGTCAACTTAGCGTGTCCGTGCCGCTCGCCACGCAGGACGCGCTCGGGCGTGGCGTGGGCGTAGTGGCGGCCCTTCCGCACCATGTCCCGGCTATTGTCCGTCGCCGTGCCGAGCCACAGGTGGGCCGGATTGACGCAGGACGGGTTGTCGCCGCCGGGGCAGTTGTGGAGCACGTCCACGCCGGCGGGGATTGGGCCGTTCGCCAGTTCCCACGAGACGCGGTGCGCGTGGATCAAGCGGCGGTCATTGCCCAGGATGCTCCCGTAGCCGTGCTCGTTGCGGCTCCCGGTCCACAGCCAGCACGACTTGGTTTTCTGGACTTTCGCCCAGAACCGATCGGTCAGTGGCCGTGGCTTAGGGCCAGAAACGTGGTGGGATCGAGTGGTACGCTGGTTGGGCATTCAGACCTCCTGAGTCTGGGTGCCGTGCCCCCGGCTGTTGACGCAGCGCGGGGGCGTCTTGGCGCCTTCATTGTACACCGGAGCGTGTGGTGATGGCGACGTTCGAATTGGATATTTGTGAATCCTTCCTTTGGAGGCGGCTGAACGTCGATCCGATCCTGCAATCGGTGTGGATCGACCGCATCTACAACGGCGCGCCGCCGCAGGGCGTCACCCGGCCGCACGGGCTGATCACCTTGCAGACGGCGGGCGACGACCTGGCCGGCAACAACGTCCGCACGGCCGCCCGGCTCACCTATCTGGTGCGGGTCATCTTCGAGGGCGAAGATTTGTGGGACGGCAACGTCGCCGCGTCGCGCATCGACACGCTGCTCGACCGCACCACGGGCACGGTGCCGGAGGGCTCGGTGCTGATGTGCCGCCGGGTGGGCGCGTTCTCGCTGGTCGAGTTCCCCCAGGGGCGGCGGGTCAACCACCGCGGCGGCTTCTATGAAATGCTGGTGCAGGCCAACCCCAACTAGTCCCAGTCCAGGTTAGGTAAGGAGCACACGCGATGGCGTTTCCGGTCCCGCCGAATGTCTACGAGTTGCACTTCGACGCCACGCCCGGCGGCGCGCTCACCAACTATTCGCAATTCATCTCGAGCGTGACGTTCACCACCGACCGCGAGCCGACCTTCTTGAAAAGGGGCGGCGGCAACGCCAGCGCCGCCGTCGTCGGGCCGGCTGAGAGTTCGGGGAGTATCGAGTTCTGGTACGACCAGACGATTTGGGCCGCGCTGCGCTCGCACATCGACCAGGGCGCCAGCGTCGTCGCGTGCTCGCTGCGCTACCGGCCGGAGGGCGCCGGCGCCGGGTTGGCCGAGGTCGATTGCGAGGTCTACTGGTCGAACGTCGAGGCCGAGACCGACGCCGACGGCGACGCGGCGCGGGGCACGGCCGACTTCAGCGTGAGCGGCGCGCTCGACAACACCACGCAGTAATCCGCTACGGCAAGGAGCGACGAGCATGGCCGATCTGGCAGTCCAGACGCCGACGCTGAGCGGCGTCACCGTGTCCTACGTGTCGGCGGCGGGCGGCGGCGACCGCTTCACCAACAACGGCACCACCTTCCTGTATTTCAAGAGCACCGGCGCCGCCATCTCGGTCACCGCGAACAGCGTGACGGCGTGCGATCAAGGATTCGACCACGATATTACGGTGCAAATCACGAGTACCGGCGAGACCGTGGTGGGTCCGTTCCCGACGGCACGGTTCAACAGCGCCGATGGGAAGGTTGATTTGACCTATACGGGTGTGACCGGCGTGACCGTGGCGGCGTTCAGCGCGACGTGATCATGAGCGAGACGACCGTGGCCTACCACGCAGCGGCGCCGAGCCAGAACGGGCAGGCGGGCTACGCCACGCTCGACCAACTGCGGACGGTGGCGCCGATGGCCGAGCGCGACCTCGACCTTGCGGGCGGTGTGCGGGTGCGCATCCGACAGTTGTCGAGGCACGCGCAGCACCAGATCAACCGGCGTGCCGAGGTAGGGTTGCCCGGCCAGGATTTGGAGCGGGCCGAGCATCTGACGTGGCTCTTCGCCTTCGTGCACCCACCTATTGAGTCGGAGGCCGAGGCGGCGTCACTGTTCGACTCGCTCGAGCCGTCGGTGGCCCAAACCATCACCGATGCCATCTTAGAGTTGTCGGGGTTGACGGCGGCGCAGCAAACTGCGTCCGCCGCCGCGTTTCAGCCCGCGGACGCTGGATAACGACCTGGCCTTCGAGTACGCCCTGGCGGAGCGGCTAAGTATGACGGTGGCCGAGTTGCGAGCCCGCATGAGCGCCGCCGAGTACCTGGAGTGGGGCCGCTTCCTCCAGTGGCGGCAGCGGGAGGAGCGCTGGCAGCACCAACGGGCGCAGGCGTCGGCCCGGCGGCGGGCGGCTCCGAGCGGCCGAACGATCGGTGCCGGCGGCGGGGGCGGTGCCTAGATGGCTATAAGCGCAGCGCAACTCCAGGTGCAGGTCACGAG